AAGACCATGTGTCAGATGTAGTATAATGCCCTAACTTGTCTCGGACATAGATGGGGCGAATAGCCTCTACTTCTTGATGGGTGTCTTCGATGTCATCGTCGAGTTCATCGTATTCATCCTCGTCCGAGGGAGTGGGCGACATTTTCTCGGGACCCAGCTTGAAATTCTGGTCCTCTTCTCTATCGGCCCCGACTTCTGTGAGGGATTGCCTAATCTGTCGATATGTTTTCATCGGATTTAAATTCCTCTACATCTGCTAATGCTTCTGGTTCATTAAAATATTCACTGGCCGTAGAAATCTTCTTGAGTTCCAGGGAGTCGGCCACCTTTGCATCAAGGGCTGAGTAAATGCTATTCTTTAGTTCAGAAGGATTATCTTGAAGTGCATGATTTATTGCATCTCTGACGCTCATATTATTGTCTCCTAGATTAAAAGTCTGTCTTTATTTATAAAACTCCTGAACCATTATTATTTCCTGTGCCATTTTTCTTGGGAGGAGGAGCGGGTGCTGGCGGCGGGCCCATATCTTCAGGTTCTGGTGGGCCGAGAGGAACCCTGGCCACATCATCAGGATCAGGCTCTGCATTGATCTCTTTGTCAATGTCTTCAATTTCGTCGTCGCTTTGTTTGAGAATGTTCTTTCGTAACCATTCGGCTGAATAGTACACGCCCTTGAACTCTTCCATGTCACGGACCAATTCGACTCGCTGCCTCATGATCTCTGCCTCTTGAAGCTCCATGAAATGGGTGTCTCTTGCATAGTCAAACTTGATGTTTGGGCGCATTTCATCCCAATCTTCCTTTACAATGATCCCCTTCAGTCGCAATTGTGTTTCTAGGAGATTCAAAAAGAGATGATTGAAACGATGGCGCAATTTTGCAATAAACTTGCCAAACTTCACTTCGTCGCGAGTAATCTCTGCGGTCCTTCCAATGTTAAAGCCAGCCTCTGATTCAAGCCTGGAGTCGGGAACATGAAGAGCCTTGTACAACTTCTTTCGGAAGTATTGAATGTCTTCGATCTCACCCAGGTTCTGCCCACCAGGAAGTGTCGTGATTTCTGTGCCTCGCCCACCTTCTCGACGGGGAAGCCAATAGTCTTCTAGCATGGTCCGATGCGAACGATCATCTCGGACTTCGCCAGTGGATGCATCATAGACAATACGATTCTTGAACTTGACCATGATGTCTCGCATATATTGTTCGGCCTTGATCTTGGGAAGATTGCCTACATCTACATAAAAGATTCGTCGCTCTGGTGCGCGAGAAATTCGATAGATGACAACTGCATCTTCGATCATCTTCAATTGATTGTATGGCTTGATGGCCTGGTGAAGATGACTAAGAACCATGTTCTTTCGTGAGTTCAAAATTCCAGAGTGGACGTGTAGAATACTGTCCTTTGCAATCTTGACATCATTGCCTTGTTTCTTGGATTCAAATCCATTTTCGTTGTAGACATAGAATTCATTAGGATGTTTGATAAGAGGAACACCATCTGGCCCTCTGATTTTCTTGGTTTCTCGGACCTTTCTAATCTTTCTTGGATCGAGCGACCTTAGTTCTTGAATCCCACCAGAAGGATTGGTCACATCAATGACAATGTGATAATATAGTCTACCATCAATATACCATCGCTTGAGAATATCAAAGCAAAAGTCATTAAAGTCTAAAATATGTAGGATATTATCAAATTCATCCTGGATCTTTTTCTTGATGCCGGCCGGTTGCTCAAGATTGTCCAATAGAATTTCTATAGGCCCTCGGTTGTCCTGAATGACCATTGTCTCGTTGACAATATCTTCGATTGCAAAATTGCATTCTGGAAAAAGAGACATCTCGCGATAACGAGACACTAATTCAGCCTCGTTCTTGGCTGCACCTTCCATGTCAAGGAATTGACCATAGGCCATCCCAGCCGCATAGGTAGGTTCGATGGTGATTGCACCATCTTCATTTTCGGGAAGAGCAAAACTGGGCTGCTCTTGAGCTTCCCTATTACTTTCTTCCCTCCCAATTGAAAATCCAAATAGTTTTATTGCCATATTATAATTTTAACCTTTATAAGAATATGGTGGTGGGGCCGAAGCCCCACCACCTAGGTTGTTTTCACAAAAATACATATTATTTAGAAGGTCAGAGTATCGACGACCTTACTTAGTAATCCACCAGCCGATGCGGCTCCCTGTGCTACCCAGTAATCATATTGCCAAGTAACGGTAAGCTCTTCGATCTGGTCATTAGTTCCCCAATCAAGTTCAACGGCAGCCAGAGTATTAGGCCAAATATTATGGAACCTAAATGTCTTGAGTCGGTCGCCGTTCATCCCAAGCTGAGTAACTTCTGCGTCTACTTGATATTGTCGGGTCGAACCAGCCAATCGAATATTACTGGCTGGACCATTCATCAACTCAATCCAAGAACGAATCGCATCATGAACAACAAAATCTTCGTCATTGAACACATTTGTAGTCCAATCACCATAAGTTCGATTGCCTGCAAACTTGGCAGTACGACCAAAATATGGAACGTCAATCATTGCAATAGTTGATTCTGGAAGAGAAGCCGACTTACAGGTAAACGTCATCTTTCGATTGGTGGCAGTATCTGCCCCCAAACCCCCGACCAGGGCTGGAAATTCCATTTGAACTTCAAATAGATTAGGTCTTGCCCCACCACGGGTTAATCCTGCTTTAAATTCGTCAACATTAAAGGCCATTGAGTTTCTCCTTATCTTATCCTCTAAATGTATTTATGCTAATTAACTGGCTTGGCCAACAATTTCGCTAAATTCAACTCCAGTTGCCGCGGCAATGAAGTTTAGTTGAATGTAATTAATTGACCGCGCAGGCTTAATGTAAATATCGCCAACAAACTCATTTCGATCAACCACGCTTCCTGTGTTATTTGACTCGTCGCAGACAACCTTGAAGTCTGTGATGCCTCGTCGCCCCTTGACATCCCGAAGGAATGGTTCTACCATGTTTCGGAATTGTGCGCGGGTGAACTCATCATTGAACTCAAATAGGGTAAACTTGGATGCAGTTGCAATTGCCTTCTCAAGCACGATGAATAATCGTCGGACATTGATTCGATCAAATGCACTATTACGCCCATAGAGAGTCTTGTCTCCAAAGAGAACAGTTCCTCGTCCAGGGAACGTGACGACAGGGTTAATGTCTGCACTATACAAATCATCCCTTTGTGCTTTATTTGGGTTCCATGCCAATCGAATTGAGTTCTTGATTTGCCCGCGATTATAACCAGCAGGCGAATACCATGGATCTCGTTCTGTATCTGTCCGGACAATACAACCAGCCACATCGGAGTTCAAAGGAATCCAACGATACTTGTTGCTATACTTGTCAAGAACATACTTCCAACCGCTATCTGCGATTCCATAAGAACTACTGACCCCAAGGGCATCATTTCTCCACGTAAGCACCTTGGTCAAGGTAGCCTCTACAGAAGTTGCTCCATCAGGAACAACATCGCCCCTTGCAGGAGAAGTACAGACCACAACATCCTTTCGGGTTTCTGCAATATTTTGAATAACGTGTTTTGAAACGTCTGGTGACGCATCATTCGTAAAGATAACAGAAATATCTACGTCTTCTGTGTTTAGGAACTTATCATAGGCCAACTTCAACTGTCCATCGGTGGCTGCTTCTATGTCACCGCCACTAAGAGATTGATTATTTGGTGTTGCATCTCCACCAAACGTTACTGAAGCCGAATTGACTGTTGTTCCCCATTCCGTGTCGTCGGCCGCCGCGGCAGGATGTTTAGTTGCCGATGATGCCCAATACACCCAAGAAGATCGTTCGTTGATTGCGTCTACATAATATAAGGGCCTTCCGGTTTCTGGGTCGGTTGCATTCTTGGCCTTTGAAAGAGCGGGGAATGTTTCTAGAACAGTACCTCTGACTCCTGTGATGCCACCATCGGCATCAACCACGGCAACATGAAGGGCATCTCCACCACTATCGGAAACACCTCCCCCACTAGGATCTCCATCATATCCATGCGCCCATGAGGTTTTTGTTGGGGATGAACTGAAATATGATTTATATTCCCAGTCTCGTTGGATAACTGTGTCATCTACTAGGTCTTCTTTAAGCGCAGGAAAAATAGTAAAAGTATTAGAAGTCTGAGTCGCGGTTGCGCCGCCCTCGGGATCGGCTGAAATATTAGTTATCCGATAACTTTGGCTAGGATATGTTAGCTCCGGAAAGGAAATGAAATCTCCTACTGTGAATGATGGAACTTCAATCACCCCTCCATTAGTACCACTTACATAAAGTTGGGTCTGAGCAGTATAGCCTCCGCTGCCCAATGTAGTATTTGCCTTAGCCACCGCAGCATTTGAATACGCTCCAGGTGTACTCGCGACAGAAACCTTTAACGAATTTCCTTGAATCCCTGGATAGCGAGAAACCCAATCATAAGTATCGTCAACGGAGACCGATTCAGTAAAATGATTGTGATTTTTAATAGAAATTTTCACGCTTCCGGATCCTGCATTTAATGTACCGGTATTAGCTCGGACGACTCGCAATTTATTGCTATATCCTAGAAAGTTAGCCGCGCCCAACCACGATGCATGAGTGTTATCTGATGCATTTGCACTTGGTCGCCCAAAAATTCTGATTAGGGCTTGCTCATCCGAAACTAGTGTGACTTCTTCGGTAGGTCCCCATTGAGCTTGAATTACTGTACCTCCATCAGTAGTCGAAACGGAAGGTATAGTTGTACTCAAATCAATTTCTCTAACGCTTACGCCTGGTGAAACTTGAAATGGCATTTTAATACTCCTTGTGTAGTAAAATCGTGTATATCACAACAACATAATAACGATGGTTGCATAAAGTATTCTTTAACTTCTGGTGATATTTATAAAATGCCGAAATTCAAGGTATGCCTAATAAAAATCGTCTTTATACGGCTCTACTGTCTGCCATAAAGTTCCACTTGAATCTGTAAAGCTGTCTTCTTCGGAATACATTCCGTCGTCAATAAATCCAAATGGGAGCATATTGCTCGCCTCAAGAGTAGCCTTTTCTTCTAACATCTTTCGGCGAAGGTCAAGATTGGTCAAGTCCTTGAAATAAGGCTGAGTGGTCAGCCAGGCAAAAAGAACAAGGGTCATTACCAGATCATCATTGTATCCTGTATCAGCCTCGTAGGAATATCCCTTTGAAATGAAGGAGGTTAATTCAGATATGGTGTCAAAGTCTTCGATGATTAGCTTGTCATCTTCGATCACGTTCTTTAGGTTCAGGCAGCCGATTTGCTTGACCTTCTTGGTTGTTTTGATTCCCAACTGGGCCTGCCCTTGCCCGAATCCCCCGGCCAACATCTGCCCTGCACGACCTTTTTGGACGACCATCAGGACGTTTTCGTATTCTAGGTCATAGTGCAAAATATCAGCCACCTGCTGCCCAATATCATTAATTTCAATGAACACATAGGCATTATTATAACTCTTGGCCACATCATGGATGATACTAGGATACAACATGGGAGCAATTGAATTGCTTCTATATTTGGCCACCTGTTTATAAGGAATCTGAGATGCATCGATAACAGAAAAGGCTGAGTAATCTAGTTCTTCTCCGTGGGATACATCAACCACAATGACATAAGATTTTTCTTCTACGGGGCTATCGTATATGTCAAGGTGTTGTTTTACTTCAGTTGGATCTCTGAATGGCATTGTCTTTAGCTTGGCTGCGCTAATCAGCGTATTGATCGATCCAACAAAGTCGCATTCAAATTCTTGGGCAAACTGTTCCTTGCTAGTGTTCCTGATTGTTTCTTCTTTCCATTTTTGATTGCGCCCGGGGACTTCACTCCAATGAACTTCAATTGGAACATAGTCATTCTTTTTGTCTTCGGCATCACACCACAATTTGTAGAAATGATTCATACCATAGGGTGTGCTAACAATAATGACCTTGGTGGTCTTACCAGAAGAAATCGTAGGATAGACAGAACTAAAGAACTCGTCGGCAATGTTCTTAGGAACGAATGCAAATTCGTCGAGCAGAATCATGTTGAACGATCCACCACGAATTGCACTAGAAGAAGTGGCTGCGGCAACAATCTTAGAACCATTCTCTAGCTGAATGTCACCACGATTCCATACCTTGATTCCTTGTTGCAAGAACATAGGAAGATTCTCATAGGCCAGCTGCAATCTACCTAGGATCTCTCGGGCCAAAGACCCCTTGTTTGCAAGAATGGCAATATTTACGTCTTCGTTGAAAAGAATGTAGTGTAGGAAATAGGCAATGACTGTGGTTGTCTTTCCGGACTGTCTCGGAAGTTTGGCTATGGTAAACCTATTTTTATGAACTGATTTAACAATCTTTTTTTGAAATTTATAAAGATCAAACGGAATTAACCCTTGGTCTACATTTACAATTTTAATGTAATTTAGAATAAAATAAATTGGATCTTGTGAACACTTTATATATTCTTTAATCTCTTCTTTGGTAAATTCATGGGGAGTTCCTGCTGCCTTGAGCAGAGGATTGCCTAGATAACCGCCTTCATTCGTCGCCGACATCTAATTTCTTCCCCTTTAGGAGTTTTTGAAGTTCGTGGGTGCTTCCCACAAAAAGAGCATTCGTAATACTCTTTGGGCCTGTGGCATCTTTCTTTTTAAGGGCCTTCATGTTTTTTTGCAATTCAATTAATTGAATGTTTGCATCCACTACAGACTTGATGATCTGCCCGACAACTTCATAGGCCCTAGGGTGTTCACTTTCCTGAGCCAATTCTAAGATACCATCTAATGCAGTCGATCCCTTGCCAATCACTTCTTTCAAATTATCTCTAGTATAATCATAGTCTTGGTCAAGGTCGGTATTTATTGTCGTTGTCAATTCATTAGTGGTAGTAGTGTTTATAATTTCTACCTCATTGTTTGCCATAATTAATTGTGTTCATCCTCTCCTGTTGTCAAGTTTCGTCGCATTCCGGAATCAAAGAAAGTTGTGGTTTCGATAACTCCGTAATCATCGTTTGCATCAATGAAATTCACACCCACAGATAGTTGGCTATTTGTAGTTGGAAGCCCATTAGCTGTCATTCCAGCCTCAAGGTAAACTCGCGAGGCTAATTTGGCTGCATTTTGGGATCCTAGATTGATATCCCCTGCATTATATTCATCGTCTGGAATATTAAACTCTAATCTATATATAGAGTTTTCTGTTGGGGCCTCTGAAAATGCAGGAGAAACATTGGCAATCTGAGTGGATCCAATATACTTGGTAATCTTTCGTTGTGTCCCAAACACACCAGTAGCTGGCCCAGAGGTTACATTGATAGTGGCCCCTTCATAATATCCTTGAACCTTAGACGCTATGCTAGCCAGTCTAATTTGATTGTCCGGAAGAGTATTAGAAGACCTGGCATTTGCAGTTTCGACTGAATATTGCGAGGGGGTATAAAATTCAATGAAGGCTTTCTTGATTAAACCACTTGTCGTGCTAACTGGACCAAAAAGAAGCCCCTTCAAAGTAAAATCTAATGTCCATATTAGAGTTCGTCTTTCTTCAAATCCCCCCTCATATGTGTCTTCTTTAGAAATACCATTTAACACAATGGGCGCATCGACCTTTACGGCCAGGTCGGTCATACTCTTGATAGTTAGTGTAAATTCAGGAGTGAAAAAGGGAAGAATTTGCTCAACTACATTAGACGCATCTTCTGTATTTCTAGTATAAACGTGTAAAGAGAATCCAATATCATACGGAACAGGACCAAAGGCAGAGGCTACAGTATTTGATGTGGCTCCAATTTTTCGTATTTTATTAAGAGTGCTTAATTTTCTTTCTCCTGCATAGTTCATGGTAGTCATTTCAAAACTCATGCGAGGAAGAGTAAGGGCCACAGCCCTAGTCAAATTTGGGTCTTGATTTATCCTGGCAATAAACCTTTCTTTTGGAGCATATGACAAGGGAACTCTGACATAAGTTGAAATATCTCCTGCCGCAGTTCTTCTAATAATGGATATGTCGTTGAATATTGTTCCAAATGCAACAACGTAATCCCTTAATATTCCATGCCCATACGTTGACCCCAACATTAGAACGTACCAAACGGATTGCCGTCACTAAAATCAAGAATCTTGTCCGCAGCAGTTTCTACATCTACATTATCATCACCTGGCTTCATTGTGGCCGCACCAACAATTTCATTTGTTGTACTATCAACTTCTGTATTTGCATATGTATGTTGCGTTTCAATTACATCAATTTCGGGAATTCCTGTTGCAAGGTCTTGACTACTGTAGACGAAGAGTTCACATCTTAGTTCATACACAGGAAGAGTTCCCATAGGATAAAAAGGCTGCTCATGCTCTACAAACTTGATCTCAAATAATTTCTTGTTCAATGGAAAGAAAATCAGGTCTCCCTCGCGTGGGCGAGGATATCCAGAATCAAGATCATCAAACCTTCTTTGTGAAAGAGTCAAGGTGAGTTGATCGCGAATATCCAAACCAAACCTAGATAGAAAATCTCCTTCTCCTTCAAACCCTTCGATATTCTTGATATACATTTCAATTAAGAAATATCGTTTAAATTCTGAAAGAACATCCTCTCCATATAGTTCATCCTTGGCTACTAAAGCTCTAGGAATCGAATGAACATCGATCCCATGAAATTTAATGACCTCTTCAAGCAAATCATTTACCAACTTTTGTTCTGGTTGGTTATCAAAATTGTTGACGTACATATTTGTAGGCATTTATTATTATCCTAAGCCATTAAGAAATCGACAGGAAGCTCGTATCTACTCGACATCTCTTCACGAATCTTATCTAATTCCGAACGAGCATCTTCTAAAATTGCCCTTCCATTTAACGTAACCCCTCCTGGTAGTTGAACCCCATCATATTTACTAAGATTCATTCCCCATTGTTCTTTTAAGAGAGAAGTTGTGTATTGTTTCAAAAACATATCATTATATACATCGGCCATGGTGTTGGGATCGATAATCTTAAAGGCTTCAATCAAAAGAAATTCACCAACAACTGCATCACTTGCCCAATCCCAATCGACATATAATCTATTTGCGTGTTTACTAAAGCGAACAGGAACTTGCCCAGTCATTAATTCTTCGATGAGAGCAATGTTTTTCATTCTCATTTCATATGTTTGTAACTGATATCCACCAAAATAGGTCCCAAAAGTCGTCAAGTCACTCAACCTCATCTGGTATCGGATGTCCCACATACCAATACCAGAGGTAGTGGGCCTAAAAATCTTTGTGATTCCAATATAGGAATCAGAAGCGTCTGGTAAATCTTCCGAGGCAAAGGTTCCTCCTGAGTTGTTCGACCAGCCAACAGAAGGCACGCTAAGGTATTGTTTATCAATATCATCTTGGGTGATTTGATGCTTTTCATACACCTTCTCGACTGCATCAAAATGATACTCTTGAAAGAATTGCAGGGCATCGTCTACTCGGTCTTCTACCTGTAAGTCATCGACATTGATTTCAATGACAGGCCATCCAAGTCTCCGAAGGCAATATGTCTTTAGATCCTCTCTGCTCGCTGGTTTGGCCATTTATTTTGATACCTCCGGGGTTACCGTGATTATACCTTCTAAAGCCCGAAACCTCCTAGAATCTGCCCAAGGAGCAAGTATCATAGGATCTCCGTCATTATCATAAAATTCTACATCGTAGACATATTTTCCTGGAGAAATGGCTGCGGTATTTGCGGCATCTAAATGAAGCCACAAATTATTGTTGACAGCATCAATATGCACATTAAAGGTGGCAGTTGCATTTGTATGATAATAGCTCTTTCTCATCTGAGCATTGGCCGAATCATCGGTAGTAATGCCTAAATTTTCATTTACTGACGTATTTGCATATATTTGAGTGCCATATGTGAAATCTTCGCCTTGATTCATTATAAGATTAAGTGTTCTACTAGCTGCCATTGATTCAGGTTCCTTCAGTTAAAGGCTTCTTCTCTTGTAGTATTTATATGATAGTCACTTCTGAATCTGGTATTGTTATCTCGGCCGGCTCAACTTTTTCAAAAGTAATTAAGTCCTTCCTTGAATCGGCTTGATAACATATAGTAGGAAATTGAAATGCAGTATTTGTGCTTTGCTGCATCTGAGATATGTCATTTGAAGTGGCCACCTGATTAGTATAGTCAATATAAGACGAAGAAATAGAATCTTCTCTTGGAATTGTACAAATATACAATGTATTATTGCTAGTTGCAACCTGCCCAAACATACGCATTACTTCTGTGTTGGTATTAAATTTACTTTCAATCGTTGGATATGTACATTCTCCCCAATGATCCCAATTTGCCCCATTTGCCCAAAATGTATTTGCACTACCCTCGACCCCAAATGCTATCATGTTGTAAATAATATAATCAGACCCATTAGACACAAGATTTGGTGTAATATCAGATACGGATACTTCATCGCCTACATTGTCTCCTAATAATATCCAGACTAAATGGTCTTTTGTTACCGTTGCTGATATGCTCCTCATAATATATTTACTCCCACCCAGCCAGAACCATTGTCTTGACATCCTGAGAAGTCAAAGTGACATCTCCTGACCCAGTAGATATGGTTCCGGGGGGAACATCAGGATGTCCATCCGCATACCAACTTGGCCTGAAGTCTCGCATGAACTCAAAGTATGATGCGGCGTTTCCATCTCCAGGCATTATCTGGCCTACCACAGATTCATTGTCTGACCTTAAAAGGGTCAGAAACGACGCATCGGTTGTTGCAGTCACAGAAAGATTTGTTCCGGCTGGGACATCATTGATTGAAATTGCAGCATAGGACAATCCATCTATTGTCACAGTTCCCTTTGTGACCACAATTTGATACAATTCGTCAATCGACCATGCATAGTCAATCGTTTCCCCGGCATTCATGATATTTGCAATGACCAGACTCTTTGGATCAAATGTTGCTTTTATATTTGCCATTCTATTCCTCACTATTAGTGTTAATTGTGCTGGTTATTTTATTTATTGAAGCCTGTTCTGCTTTTTCTTTTCTTCTGCTCAAAACAATTCCTTTTGCAGTATCTATAATCCATGCCGTGTTGGCAGTTCCGTCTGGGTTTAATTCAAGACCAATATTTCCTTTTGAAACTTCAATGCCATCATCTTTTATTCTAACACTACATTCTTTAGACGTAGTGTTTATTTTTGTTATCTCTATAGTTATGCCGGAGCCCATTGTCCATCCCATCCAATTATTGTATTACTTGAATCATTTGTTATTACATAACTTGTAGTTAAATTAGACTCGCCATTAGAATTATTTCCATCATGATTCCAAAAAACAAGCCCGTTTATTCCTCCAATGCCTGCCCAAACCCCAAACCCCTGCTGCCCCCATGCCGTAGTATTCTGGCCAGTTCCAGCCGTAACCCAAACTCCATCATAAGTTCTGTTATATTGTCCTCCATCTCCTCCGTCTCCGGTTCCCCAAGATCCTCCGCCTCCTCCAGCTCCAGAACTCATCCATCCAGAGGACCCATTATATATTTCAATATGAGGGCCCGCTATTACTGACTCTACATTTGATTTGAGATATATAACAGTTCCTCCATTATGGGCCCATTTGGCAGGCGGATTACCAGCTTGTGGAGAACTTTCTCCTGTGTCTGGATTGGCTGACGTTCCCCCATCTCCTCCAGACTCTGATGTTCCGTGCGCACCATTTGCGCCCCAAGCTGTAACTCCGGCCCTACCACGACCATATGCAGTACCTGCCTGCCCAGCCGGCCATATGGCTGAGGTATCATTAATATCATAATAATCATCTAGGCTTGTTGTGCCCCAGGCAGGATGTATTCCTTGCCCAGAACCTCCTCCATCACCACTTATATAGTTGAATGGGGCTTTTGCTCCAGTCCTAATTTGCCCGCCAATACCACCAGTTCCTCCAGCCCCAAGAATAATACCATAATTATTAATGGTCATAACCAAACGACTAAATATAGATTCATCCCAATCGCCGGTGTTAAAATTTAAGACAATACAAGGATCGGCAACTACCTGTGTCGTTGGATTCTCGTAACCATGCCAATGCGCTCGGGATTGTGGCACAACAATATTATTTGCTGTATTAGCTCCAATTCGCATAGTAGCTGGGACATTTAAGATCACATTAAGATTTGCGGTCTCTCCGACTGCTGATCCTATCTTTCCAGCTCCGTCTCTTGCACTAGCAAATAAATCGGTAGCACCAATATAATCTTCCGGAATTGTAATCGTATAATGATTTCCATCACTATTAAGGCGGCCTCCCTGCATATCGGCATCTGCCTCAATTATTATTGTAATATCGGGGTCTGCTCCAGCTCCATCCGACTTCCCTTGAAATGCCTGAACGGGAGGATCCGAAGCCTTAGGAGTGCTTCCCTGTATTCCTATACCAATGCCTGTTCTCATGGTAATTCATTCCTCGTTAGTATAGACCAATGAGGTCGCCGTCGCCTGTAGTTGTATTTTGCGAAAGATTATATACATTGCTATGCCAAACAGCCTCTAATCTTATCGGCAAGACTGTTCCCCCTACAACGTGCTGAAATAAAATGTTGGCGGCCGGACTATCCGTGTTTGAAATTCCAACAGGGCGACAATAGATATTTACGGTAGATGTGTTTCCTACATACAATGCACGGATCGAGGTGTCTAGTACCACATCATTATTTGGTGTAATTGCAACTGCATATTGAGCCGGGCTGTCCAGGTCAGTTCGGTAAGTAGTAAACGGATCGTTAGGATTTCTAGGCATTGTTATTGTGTCTCCAATAAAAATAAAAGGTTAACTGTATTTATATATTATTCAAAGGTTAGGTCGATGTCCAGAGAATCATCTACATCTGGTTCTATTAGCCCAAAAGTTTCTAAATCTCTACACAATTCAACATTGCATTGTTCCCCCACTTGAAAAGTTTCATTAGAATTTTGAATCATTAATTCTTCGGCCGCATTTGCATTGTTTATTTTTT